TAACCTTGCTTGCGTCAAAGTCTTGTAACTTGGAAATAAAAGTAAACTTTTTTCCTCTAATTCAAAAAGAAAATATACAAAGAATTTTAGTTCTTCTAATATTTCTCCGTCAGTCATATCGAATACTTCTTCTTCTTTATTCTCCATATAAAACACCGTTATAAACACATTTATAATCAATTATTGCATGAGGCTGAGCAAAAAATAAAACTTTATCGCCATCTATTTTAAAGGTAACCTCCAGGAAGCCTTGACACCAATCCGCAATCTTACCTGTTGGTAAATATTCTACAGCTTCCATCAACCTGGTACAGCCTACTTCAAACCAAGCGTTAATATTATGCCTGTTTCTGATATATCTCATTCCTAATCTATGTGAATGGCCCGTACATCCTGATCCCCAGTACTCGATTATATTTTTTTCGCTGGCGTTCTTTGTTAAAGATAAACCATGTGTTATGTCAAAAATATCAAAGTAATTGAATACATCTGTCGGATCGTATACCATGTCATTTTCAGCCAGGTGCAGCATCTCTTCAAACTTGGTACTTTCAAAGTGTTTATAAAGAATAGCTAATCTTGCAAGCTGGCCCTTAGATAATAAAAAAGGCTTTGTAACGCGTTCATCGTGATTGCCAGTACGAATGGTAATTTTAGCATCTGTTGAAAGTCTTAATGGCTTTAAGATCTGTTCTTCAGTATATTTAAACTCTTCAACCTCGTTATATCCTTTTAAAATACCCTCCATAAAAAGTTTATTGGTATGTTTTGAAACAAATGGTAAATCAACTATATCGCCATTAATACAGACTTCATCAAATTTATTATTTTGTAGAATGTTATTGATTACTCGCAAACATTTAAGGTCTGCAAGCCAGCCATGCGGATCAGAAAAAACGAATAATTTATAAGTTCTTTTGTCTGTAAGCTTTTTTAACTGGTATTGGTTATACTCAGTTTCAGATAGTCTTGGTCTATGCATAAAGTTTTTTTTCTCGAAAGTACTTATTATTTATCTATTATTCAAAGGCTTATGATTTATTGTAGTCATATAACCTCCTAAAGCAATTAAAGCTGATAAAAATAATTTAAAGCCTGTATTGAAACACCACACAAAATTATCCCAGTCAATAGTCACCCAGGCATTCGCAATAGCTACTAAAGCTCCAAATATAGTTGATAGTACGTTATTTAATTTTCGCATATAAATTGAACTCCCTTAATCTTCTTCTCATTAAACCTTTACTTACCACTCCGCCTGCTTTGATCCACATCATAAAACCTATTTTAATCTTTTCGATCGTTTGCCCGCCGTTAATAAACTTAACTAAAGATGACTTTGCGAAGGCTCCGCATCCAATGTTATAACAAATGCAAAATAAAGCATCAAATTCGTTCTGTTTAAGCGGCCTGATAACATATCTTTTAATACAATTAGCGTAAGTGTCAGAAGTGTCTAAGAACAGCTTATAAGCCTCCATTTCTGTTATCTTATCTCCTTTTTTTACTGGGTTCCCGTTATCATATTTAGTCGAACCAATTCCGATTGTCCAAACTCCAGCAGTACATTGATAAGCGTCTAATTTTAAGCCTTCAAACTCTACTAATAATTTTAAACCATCTTCACTTATTTGTGCCATATAAATTCTTTTATAAAGTTAACGCCTGTGATCGTTAATATAAAAGCACCAATTCTTATGGCCCAGTTTATACCAGTGTTATAATCTCTCACTTCTTGAACTTTAGTTTCGGTTTCTTCTAAACAATCTTCAATATTTTCTAATCGTTGTAAGATTCCATTCCTATTTAATTTAGATCCAGTGATCGCCTGGCTGATCATTTCTACATTTATTGACAAAGCCTTAAGCTGGTCATTAATTTCTTTTAGTTCGCTCATTACTCATTTTCGCCTTCTTGTGAATTACTTGTTGTACTTCCTGGCGTTCCCTGACCTGCATTCATATCATCATCAGTAGTTGACCAAGAAGTAAAATTTACCTCTAATTGATTAGTTTGGCTTTGGTGGGTTGTTATGTTTGTTTTATTTGTTACGTAGTCGAATGTAGCTTCATGCATAAAATGTAAACCCTGAGCTAAAGCAATGTTAAACACTTGGCCAAAGTTTATATCTTTACCATAAACATTACCTGTAAATTTTTGCCAGGTATTTTGATAAAAAGATAAAATTGATCTTGATATACATTCTTGCATTGGTCTACCATTTTGATTTTCTTCATTTACTACTTCCCATGTTCTTAACCATTTAGTTGAGTTTTGGATTAAATTATATTCTCCACCTGTATCATAACCTATATAATCTTCAATAACTTGAGATTCGTATTTATTTCTTATACCTCCATGATATTGGCCGCTTACTTCATAAATATTTGAAAACGGCTTTGGTAAATTAAAATCATCGTAAGAAACAATGTTTGTAGCATTATAAATAAAGCCTTTTGTATTTTGGTAGTTTTGTGGAATAATACTTACTTTAATATCATCAAAATAAGTAGTATGTACTGAAGCTGTATTTGTACTATATTGTTTTCGCAAAATTAAAGTTCCCCAGTTATTCATTACAAACCCATTGCTTAAAGAGTTTCTATCATAAGTAGATAATAATTTGAACTTTGCCCAATTATCCTCATCAGTCATTTTAATTTGAATAAATTTAGAACCATTCCAGGTCGAACTTTGTGTAAGATTTGAAAAGTTACCGTTACTTTCTAAATATCTTATTCCTGAAGTTCCCCCTGGATTAGGAACGCCTTCAAGTGATTTAGCAAAAGCAATTATAACAGAATCTCCTGATTCGTGAGCTCCATCAAAAAACACAGAACATTCTATTTTTACTGCAAAGTAATTAATAAATGTAGCATCGTTTGAAATTCTAAATACATTATATAAACCTTTATCAGAAGTAGGGGGATTGTTTGACTGTTGGTTATCTGTAACAGCTAAAATTCTATTATCAAAAGGTCTATTAGGACCAGTTGCGTTAAAGAAATCATACCCTCCAAAAGAAACCCAGTTTGTAGGATCTGCATTTATATTATCATAATCTTTAAAGAAGCCATAATTATTTATTAGATTTCTTTCGTAGTAATTATAATTGAATTTAACACTGGTTAATCTTTTATTAAGACTTACTAATTGATTTCTATCCGACCAAATAACAGCACCTTCATTACCAATAGATGAATAAAAATCAAAAGTATAACCATTTAAATAAGTTCCATCACTATCGTATATTAAACCATTTTGAAACTTCTGCTTAACTGATACATTATCTAATAAAAGATAACCTGTTGAATCATCATTATTATTAAAGAAATTAATATCAAATGTTCCTATACTTGCTGTAAAAT